GCAGTACTTGCTATGCACATTGATTGTTTTGTAATGTGCCCATTGCACAATATTCTTTGCCTGTTAGGAAACTTGTGCGTTTTTCCACCCCTCAAAGTCATCCATAGCTGCCAAGCAGTTATTGAGAGATGCCCCCACACACACGGTGTGGGCCCCGAATCCATTGAGCATGGCGACACGGACCAATGTCTAAAACTCAAGCTTTACCCTAGAGTACAAATAGGTTTCTTACATCGGGTAAGTAGAATGAAGATCTGTGCAGGTTACCTGCATTATCTACCCGTCCGGGGGCCTCATAAGTGGAGAATGAATTAATTTCGAATACACAGTACCCACCCTGGAATGGCCCTCCACCCCAAATTGACTATGATAACAAATCCCTTCAACCGAATTGACTCAAATCTTTTTACCAACGCACAGAGAACCAAGAGGTCGACGTACGACCGCTCTAGTACACCTGTACTAGAGGCACGCCCTTCCACGAGCATGGAAGGGCACCCTAGGCCTGTAGCGCCACCCGAACATGCAGATAAGCGGGCCCTCTGCCGAATTGTGGCAGTGGAAACGAGCGACACCGGTGTCAAAAGTTTCGCACCTTTCCCTTTTCAGTTACAGCGCTCACTCAGCGACGGCGATATGCCCTTCGAAACTCTTCCTACCTTGGATGAGCTTGTCGAAGATGGCATAGATACCATTTCTAGCTCGCTCGGCATAGATAATGAACTTAACGACTGGCCGCTTACACCCACATCGTCTTTGGACGATTTTCCTTTGTGGACGCCGGTGAAGGTGCCCGCACCAGGGCCCACCAGTTGGCCCAATATTGTCAAGCAACCATCTCCCCTGGACGGGGAGCTGGACACATACGGACATCCATACAAGCTGGTCAAGCGCAAACCTAAGACCTCTCGCTTTACGGGTCTTTATTCCAATGTCAAACCGGGCAGAGGGAAACCTGGCAAGCCTAGGCCTAAGGGTCGTGGCTCCAGGCGCGAGTTCGCCAAAGGCCGTGCCCACAACCAATTCAAGCTTGCTATGCGGAAAGACAAGGAGTTTGCACCAACCGCGAAGGAGCTCGACGTAGCACTCGCGATCAGTGATCTGGACTTTATACGGGTTGCGGAATCAGTGCCCTTCCGTACGCCCCCAAAAGAGTTAGGGGAGTTGGCGCACCACCAGGCACATAAGATACACATGTCCATGCGCGCGGCTATCACTAAGTATATAGGTCGCATGTCCCCTCCAGGCTCCAGAACGTTTGATGACTCCATCTACTCCGCTCTACCGGAAATGTGCAGAGATGTAGTCCGTAATGTAGCCACTAATCTCAACCCTCTCAACGACGAAGAATGCCTTCGTAGAGAGGTGATTCTCAAATCCCTAGGGGTGTTCCTGGAACCACAGGGCCTCCTGGGCTTCTTTAACCCGGGAGAAGTCGATGCAGTGTCTGATATTGCTAAGGATGTGACGAGAGTCGTTGAGGACCTTGGTGACAAGGTTGCAACAGCTGTAGACTCCCTCAAGGACATTAAGGTCGAGCATACAGTCAACTTCGGTCTTACCAAACAGACCACGATCTTTGGCATGGTGTATGCGGCACTTATAGCAGCACTTAGTTATTCCAAGGACAAGTTGGCCAGCATCATGGACACCGTGTCCATACTGTTGGGCTCGATCTCCTCATTTACAGACATCCCTAAGAAGGTGGCGGATGGCATTGCCGCCTCTTTCCAGTGGGTTGTGCAGCGAGGCGGCGCCGATGTCAAGGACGATGACCCTAGGATTGTCCCTCAGGACGACGATGGGGACGATTTTCAGTCTCTTGTGGCTGCACTTCTCGAGTGGATGCCCTTTGGACTAGGGGACACGTTCGCAGCCGCCTTCCAGGCCACACGCTCCCTTGGCCCACTGCTAGAGAGTATTACCAAGTATCTCGTGGGTATTAAGAAGTCGCATACTGTATTCACTGGGGCCTTCTCAGTGATCCGTGAGTTGCTCGTGCAGCTACTCGGCCTCTTCCACCTGGACCATTTTGCCTCCTTCTTTGTCATGTACCCCGTGGTCTACGAGGTCAAGGCTTTTGTCAACGATATTTCTAGGCGCGTAGACGAGGCCACTTACATTCCCACCCTTGCGGAGGCGGATAAGGTCAGATCGCTTTTAAAGACCGTAAATAGCAACCTGAATGCATGTGGGTCCAAGCACCACGAATATGCCGCCCTAAGCCGCTGCCTGCAGCGCCTAGAAAAACTCGAGAAGTGCACCTCCAAGGTGTACCGGAATACCCGTACCCGTGTTGAACCCACGTGCGCCATGTTTGGAGGTGCGCCTGGTGTAGGCAAAACATACATCCTAGACCTCATGCATCGAGCCCTCACTTTGGGATCCTCTTCCGCCGAAGAACTTAATCAGGCGGAGGGGCTCTCATCAGATGAGGTGTTCAATGTGTGGTACTTTAACGGGACCTCGGACCACTGCGACGGACTGACCTCTGGTGTGCAGATCATTTGCATGGATGAGTTTGGAGTTGTCAAAGACACTGGTACTTCACCCCCAGCAGCTATCTCGCAATTCACTGGGTTCATGAATTCTTGTCCCTTCAATCCTAAGATGGCCGACGTCACAGACAAGGGGCATATTGTGGTGAGTCCCTATTTCGTTACGGGTACAACCAATGTCAAGAAGCTCGGCCCACAGGCGATCAAGTCTATGACAGACCCCAAGGCGATTACCAGACGTATACATTTCCCGATATGGTGCACAGTCAAAGAACATTTTGCGCTTGACAATGGTCGCGTCAATGCAGAGGCTGCCATTGCTGAGTCTATCCGTCAGGAAGAGGCAGGCAACTACGACTGGTCACCCACCATTCTCACTTTCTGGGATTACGACACCGGGAAGCCAAAGTTGGGCGACGATGGCCTGCCCGTAACCATCACTCCCGGGGCACTGGCCGAGGCTATGCTTGCACGCAGGTCTACAGTCATACGTCACTTTAACCTTAAACTCCAGTCTTCCCAGGCAGCAAGGAATAGACTGATTGCGGCCAGACGCGTCGAACTTGCAGCGGAAGCCGTACTTCTGCCGCAGGCTGGTGATGATAACCCCCTTGATAAGGGGGAGGTGTCGATACCAGACTTTGTGGATCCTAGGGCGGACTACATGTTGGATCGTGAGTCCTGTTTAGACCACATGCATAAGAGTCTGGGAAAGATATTCAAGGCCACCTATAAAGCGTGTACGATGCCCGACGACTGGGGAGGTGTGTTTGCGGCGATCACAAAGAGGCTTTGTGAGATCTCATACATCGCAAAGGCCCTCCTCATGACCACAGTGGCACTCGGCGTATATTCTGTGATGCGACCTTCTCGTAGTCCTCAGTCTTCCACCTCCTTCGTCAAGAATGGGGGCTCTCGGCTCCTTCGGAGGAAGGGCCCCCGTGAACGTAACAGGAAGAAGATGGTCATCCCGGGTCTCCTCGAGGTCCAGGGACACACGGGTGACCACAACGTGGCCGTGATGGAGAAAGTTGCCAAGAATTTCGTAGAGTTGCACGTCGGTGTCCTGGACGGCAAACGTGTGCTCTCCGCGGGCCGCCGAGGTCTCGTGTTATTCCTTGGCGGGCTTACCTGCGTGCTTCCAATGCACTATTATCACTCATTAGAGAAGAATTACCAGGACGCTCTGAAGGGTGATAGGGAGCTTCACGTCGAGTTCAGAAGACCGGCCTGCTCAGGTAGCGGCTGCGTCATGACCATTGCAGACTTCCTCAATGAATGCGATGTGGATGTGAACCCCGAGGCACCGGATGATGACAAGGCCTACATGGTCCTGCCCCGGGGCCTCATGCCTCCCTTCCGGAATATCACAAAGCATGTGATTATGGATGCCCTGACAGGCCCCGGCTATTATATGACGGTGGACGAGTCCGGCGTCGTAACGTCCACAGCCACACAAGTCGTCGCTACGCCTGTGAAGTACACAGACTACACAGTGACGCGCGGTCTCCACTATATGCTCAATACGGCGAAGTCTGAGTGTGGTTCGGCTGTATTCACATACAGGCCTGACGGCACTATGGGCCTTGCTGGTTACCATGTGGCAGGATTCAATGGAGGGACACTGGGGGGCTATGCCAATACCTTCCATTCCGACTTCGATTGGGACGCGATATACCAAATCACTGATCGCAAGGAGTTCACTGTGGACCCCATGCTGGTTTCGAGGATTAAGCCTGCCTCGGGCTTCAAGGGGACTGCGTCTGTGGTTGGCTCGGTTGTTCCGAAATTAGCACCTAGCAGCAAGATCATTCTCGCTCCGCTTTACCCTGAGTACGGAGAGGAGGTTGACATGGCACCCGCGCACATTAGGAGCTGCGTGCTCAATGACAAGCTTCACGACCCGGAGAGCGTGTCCTCAGCAAAGTATTCCCATAACGGGACGCTTGTTGGCTCGCAAGAGCTCGCATGTGCCACATATGCTGCGACTATGAACATTTTCGGTAGAAGCCCGAAGAAGTACGCGGATCGCGAGGTGTCTGTAGAGGAGGCTGTCGGTGGCTATGGCCATCTAAAGCAGCTTAAGAGACGCAGTGGCATAGGTTACTCTGATAGTATAGAGTACGGCTGCACTGACAAGACTACAATTATGGGTACGGAAGGCCCTGTAGATTTCGATACACCTGAGTTTGTCCTCTTCAAGTCGAACGTTCTTAAGCTCACGGAGCAGATCAAGGAGGGCACAGAACCCAGCGCCCTCTTTTCTGATTTCAACAAGGATGAAGTCATCGACAAGACCAAGGCCGAGGGGGGGAAGGTCAGGAAAATCTCTGCCCAGAGCATGACACAAGCTACGATCATTCGCATGGCCTACGGGCCTCTGATCAATATGCTACTTGACCCCGCCAATGTTATAGAGAACGGCTCTGCTGTTGGTGCCGACCCCACTAAGTCCTGGCAGCGTATCGTCAAGAAGATGTCCATACATGGAACGGGCTGCATGGCCACGGACTATGGTTCTTGGGATGGCTCTCTTAGCGGTCAGTATATGGAGGCTGCTTTCATCGCCATGGACAGCGCCATACCCACGACGGATCCCATGCGTCTCGCCCTACGTAGATACGTTAGGGATCTGGTGTGTAGATCATATCACATTTCGGGGGACAAGGTGTTGCAGTGGTCCGGCTCGAATCCTTCTGGGAATAGCCTTACGACGTTCCTTAACAACATCGTACAGGCCACTGTCACGCAGCTGATTATCTCCCGGCATGTGGCAGCAACACATCCCAAGTTGCTCGGGAGAGGGCCCCTTCGCCCTCGGGCGGCCTTTGTTGGTACAGACGGCATTTGGGAGGATCAGTTCAAGGTCCTTACCTTCCGGGATGCGTTCACCATCTCGGAGTGCTACAACCTCATCACGTTTGGCGACGATGGCATCATGTCGGTACGCGATGACATTAAGATTAACTCCGGTGATATGTGTTCTATCGCCAAGAGACTCGGGTTCAAGCTCACGAACGCCGACAAGACCGATCCTATGACCAATCCCCTGGAGGCCCAGTCCATCACTAAAATGAGCTTCCTTAAGAGGGGGTTTAAGCAACTGGGTGGTAGGTGGGTTTGCCCCCTAGAGATGCGTTCGATACACAAGTCTCTGGCCTTCACCAAGGAGAAGACGATCTCCGAGGACTACCACAGGGTTGTCCACAACGCCCAACTGGAGTTCTCCCTGCACGGTGCAGAGATCTTCAACGTGGAGGTCACCCGGCTGCACGCTGCGTGTGTAAGTGAAAACATACCGTTTACCCCTATGGACCACTCCTATGCGCTCGGCCTGATGCTCACAGGTGGACTGGAGGTCTACACCGGGTAGGCACGGCCCCGGTCGCGCATACCTTATAAAATGCGTAGAAGCCCAGACTTGTGTCTGGGCTTCGGGGGTTTATAACCCCCAGGGAGGGTGGATACGTCTCCACCCGAGTCTAGCTCTGACTCAGTAGCCCGGGCGTGCGCCTGGGCTTCGGGGGCTTATAACCCCCAGTGAGGGTGGAAACGTCTCCACCCGGGTCTAACACAGACCCAGCCTCCTACGAGGCGGACAAATCGTAGGCCGCGCGGTATACCGTGCTTTGACAAAACCGAAAGGGACTCGCGTGCATATATGGCTAGCTGCACAGAGAATAAGCCAACCTGTTTACTTTTATGGACTCATTAAATACAACAACAGACTCCCACGAGGTTACCAAATTCGTGGAACCCGAGGTGCTCACCGAGAGCACTTCAACATTTTCCGCTGCCCCTATCCCCAGTTCCGATACTGGTACGATAGAGGCTTTCCTAGGACGGCCGGTTCTCCAACTCAACACGTTTTGGGAAACCACCGACGCGCTCAACACGGACATCATCCCGTTGGGCGTAGGCCTTCCGAGCGATGGGTTATTGCTCACGAACCCGATGTTCGTCGACAAGCTCAAAGGATATAACTTGATTAGAGCCACAATCAATTATCGTATCCAGCTCAATTGCAACCCTTTCCAACAGGGCCGCTTACTTGCGCATTTCCTCCCCTTTGAAGATTCGATGGAGGACGCATATACAGCAATGCACAATTACGACATGACGACCAAGACTCAGCAGCCTTCTATTGAACTCGATTGTAGGGAGTCCGGGGCCATCCTGAGCATCCCATATCTCGCCCCGACAACGCACTTCGAACTCCATGCAGGGCACTGCCCCAGCTTCGAGAGGGGTAGGTTGCACATCAGCGTGCTCTCACCCCTTAAGACGGGGGTCACCGGCACCGCAGATGTCGAAGTTGCGGTCTGGACCTACTTTACGGATGTAGAGTTGCGTGGACCGATCGTCCCGCAGTCTTCTACCGGAGGTAGGCGCTCTGGCAGGAGTCGCTTAGCACCAGAGAAGGAGGTCATGAGCGAGACCAGAATTGTCTCTAAAGGTCTCAGTATGGCGTCTAGCATCGCCAAGGACTTTACGGCAATACCCGCTATCGCAGACTTTGCAGGCCCCGCAGCATGGGTTCTTGGTGTAGCGTCAGGGATAGCCTCAGCCTTTGGATATTCCAAGCCGGACGTCGATCTCGTCCCGACGCCGATGTCTAATCAGTACGATAAGTACATGGCAACGTCAGATGGGGCCTCGCCCGCCATACCGCTGGCGGCACTCTCGACGAATAGCCTTTCGCTCGAGAATTATTCCTATGGTCCGGATGACGAGATGTCGACGGCGTTCTTGTACGGCACGCCTGCCCTAGTCGACACCTTTGAGTTTACGGGGTCTGATCTCCACAATGCCGTGATCTATAGCCGACTGATCTCACCGACTCACCTAGTCACGGAGACACCGACCACGGTCGGGACTAATTCGCAGACGATCACCACTGCCCCCCCCATGGGATACTTGGCTAATAAGTTCAAGTACTGGCGGGGCTCTATCAGGCTTAGACTTAGTCTGGTACGTACGGAGATGCAGTCTGGACGCATTCAGGTGTCTTTCACCCCCCTCAGTGCAGCGTCCACCACTCTCCCCGATGTGAAAACGGGGTCTTATGCCATACGCCAGATTATAGATATTACCGGAGACATAGACACCGAGCTCGTGATTCCGTTTATGATGCCTGTACACTACCTGGTGGTAGGCCAGGCCATGGGTACTCTTGAGGTGCGTGTCGTGAACCAACTCCGTGCGCCCGAGACTGCCTATGACGGTGTGGATGTTTTAGTCTTTGCCTCAGGAGGGCCTGACTTCGAGCTCGCCGTGCCCTGTAACCCTTCCGGGTATAACACCCAGCCTATTGTACCCCAAGGAGGTGACGAGGACCTTGACACGGGCACTCCAGCTACGCTCATGCATGCCGGTTGTTGCATAGGGGAAATGATCCTCTCAGTGAGACAGATTATGCGGTTCACTAGCCTACCTCGTAATGTCAATTACCCCACCAACCCTGCGTACTGGCCCTTTGCGTTCGCCCCAGCAACGCTCGGGATCCTTGCCGCGAATCCCATCGAGGTCCCTAATCATGTTGCGGACAATACCAATTACATTTCGGCAATGTACGCGCTCTACCGTGGGGGTATGGATGTGGCTTTCTATGACTCCGAGGTCTTGAAGACCAGCCGTGCCGCTCTCGACCTCCGTGAACGTGAAGGTTCTATCATGGAGTACGCCCAGATGCGCGACATCAAGGGGACGGTCACCCTGGACAACGGCTTCGCGCTGGAGTTTGCTGGAACCGGGGTCAATCTACGCGCTTCTGACGACAACCTCGTAATTGCCGCAGTACCGTATTACAATCGCTTTCCGGTAGCGCTTGTCAACCCCACTTCGACTGTAGTCCCGGGAGATGGATCACAGCCCTCGACGAGGCTGATGTTCCTCACCGCTGATACAGATACCTCGCCCGCTTTCTTATGCCGAAGGCCCCGAGAGGATTACCAACTTACGCTTTTTGTTGGTTGTCCACCGTACGTCCGCACGCCCTCCGTGCCGGCGTAACAAAAGCAAATTGTATATATTAACGTTTATCGGAGATGTGTACACGAAGGTTCAAGGAGACCACATGTAAATATGTAGTGGCTCTGGAATTACCCTTCTTATACAGGACCCTGTGTCCGCCGTGGAAATCGGTGATCGTGCATCACAATTTATTGTGCTG